TGGCAGCGCTCACCTCCGTCCTGATGGCAGCGCTCACCTCCGTCCTGATGGCAGCGCTCACCTCCGTCCTGATGGCAGCGCTCACCTCCGTCCTGATGGCAGCGCTCACCTCCGTCCTGATGGCAGCGCTCACCTCCGTCCTGATGGCAGCTACTGGCAACCTTGCGCACAATGGTAGTGATAAGCAGGCCGACGTATAGGCACTGTGGTTTTATACAGTGTTTTGCGGGCTCCACCCAACCTCGAAAAAATTCCATCATTTCGAAAAAGCCGTTCTACAAACGAACACAACACCGTCCCCACCTATAATCCCCCGCATGACACTCCGAGCCCAACGCCAACAGAAACACGAACTTATCGTCACACGCCGCTACTTCCGGCAGCTGATGGCCCAGAAAGTTATCGTTCACATATACACTACCAAGCAAGCAGCTCAAATCTGTCATTGCAGCACACGCACCATGAGACGTGCCATCGAACTAGAACGCAACAACCCAACACCATGACAAACCCATTCGCCAAAGCACTCCCACCACCCAAACCCAAACCACAGCTACTGTCCAGCCTAGATGAACTAAACCTGTCCCAGGAGCTGTTAGAAGCCTATAACAAGGCAAAACTCCTACTGTCAGATGCAGAATACGACGAATCCATACCGCTGAACCAGAAAGTACAGGCTGTAAACAGCATAGCGGCTATTCTACAAACGATTGCAAAGACACAAGAGACGCTACACAACACGCAGACGATCACAAAGATCGAAGCTGTATTGATAAACACTCTCAAAACTTACCCAGAATTGCGAGAAGCATTCCTGGAAGAGTACGAAAGGGCGTTAAATGCTTGAACATCTACGAAGAGTGCAGGACGGAGCGAGGGATGTCTACAGCCTGTCAAATCTGTCCTCCTGGATTGAGAAATATTTAAGGCTAGAAGGCCGCAAATTCGACATGTCAGGGCGCTACTCTTTCCAGAAACGCATAGTAAACGATACTTCTCGTGTGGTAAACACTATAAAATGCGCGCAGATTGGACTCACCACTGCTACGATAGCGTACTTCCTAGCCGCTATGGCGACACAGCGGAAGTTTAATGTTGTGTATGCCCTTCCAAGTCAGACCGATGCAAGCAAAATTGTAACCACTAAGATAGACCCTATAATCAACGAGTCGTCACGATTGCGGCAGTTGGCTGACAAGAACGTAGCGACAGTTGAACTCAAGCAGATCGGAAACAATTTTCTGTTTTGCAGGGGTGCTAAGTCAGAAACTGCAGCACTGTCAATCTCTGCAGATTGCTTGGTTGCAGATGAGATAGATCGTTCAGATCCAAACGTTCTCAAGCAGTTTCGCTCCCGTTTGCAAGCATCAGAACTTGCTATTATCAAGCAATTTTCAACGCCCACTATTCCTGGGATAGGTATTAGCAAGGAGGCAGAAGTTTCTAAGCGGTACAGGAGCTTCGCAAAGTGCTACTGTTGCGGGCATGTGTGGCTTCCGTCATACCACACGGATATGAAAGTACCTGGTTATAGTGCAGACATTAGTGAGATTACTCGCACAAACATTCAGACATTAGACTGGAAGAATGCGCACTGGAACTGTCCTAACTGCGGAAAAGATCCACAGTTGCACCCATCAAGGCTAGAGTGGGTATGCGAAAATTCAGAAGAGAATTGGGAGGCTAGCACATACTACGTCAACCCCGTCACGTGCTGTGAAGTATTGCGTCCGGCGTATCTCGTAAGAACTAGCACAGAGTTCAACACCAGGAGCGAGTGGATGAATCAGGTGCTCGGGGAAACTAGCACTGAAAACAACGAGCAGGTAACTGTAGAGGATGTGAAAAATTCATTCTGCCAGTCATTAGATTCAACAGAGATGCACTACTTAGGCGCAGATATGGGGTTATTGTGTCACGTTGCAATTGGTAGACGGACACAGGCGGGCGAACTCCTTATTGTGCATCGAGAGACTGTACCTGTATCTAATTTTATGCAACGACGGTCAGAGTTAATGAAGCAGTATCGTATAGCTGTATCCGTTATGGACGTTTTCCCGTACACACAAACTGTTATGCAAATTTGCGACTATGACGTAAATGCCTATGGATGCACATTTTCAACGGGAAATTCACCAGAGTTGTTTACGATACAAGAGAAAGTGGCTGACGCTGATGAGGGGAAATTAAACTTACGTTTAGTGAAGGCCAATCGTACACGAGCGTTAGACGAAATACTCACACTGTTCAAAGAGAAGCGCATACTTACAGCGAGAGTGAGCGACTCAGAAGACGATAAATTCCTGTCACACGTCTTGTCAATGAAAAGGGTACAGGTGTTTGTAAAAGATGAACTACAGTTTTCTTGGAAAAAGACGAATGGAGAAGATCACATGATGTTCGCAATTATGTACCTTAATTTGGCTACACTTTTACGAGGGACTGTGGATGCTTGGGCCACTGGATCGTTGGGCTTGGTGAAGTCCTTCAAGCTGAAGCAGAAAAATTTTCAGACTGAATTCGCCTGATCTGGTATAATATCGCTGCATCTCGTCTTGAGATGCAAACGGCACCCTGAGCGCTAACTCGGGTGCCGTTCTAAGTCATCATCATTCTACCGGAAACAACAATGACCGTATTGAATTATACAACACCAGAGGGTGTATCTCCGACTATTAAGCCAAAAACCCGCATCAGATGTAAGTTAGTACAAGGCGTAGGGGTAAACGACTATGCAGAATCCATAAAACTTAACGGTAAGCTCATAAGGTCTTACGCTCTTTGGTGTGACATGTTGATGCGCTGCTACTCTGCAGATTATCACGAGAAACACCCCACCTATGCAGGGTGTTCAGTGTCAAAAGAGTGGCATTTCTTCTCTAATTTTGAAAAGTGGTTTGCTGTCAATTACGTCGAAGGCTGGCATTTAGGCAAAGATATCTTATTGCCAGGCAATAGAGTGTATAGTGCAGCCACCTGTGTATTTATTCCACAGACACTCAACAATCTGTTAGCAGACCATAGGGCTGCTCGCGGGGAGTGTCCAATGGGAGTGTGTTTCCACAAAGCCCGTCAGAAATACGTAGCAAATGTGCGCACAGGAGCAGGTCAGCGATATCTTGGCATTTTTTCAACTCCTCTTGAAGCGCATAGAGTCTATCAACTTGCGAAAGCTGACAGTATTGACGCAGCGGAAACCCACGACCCTCGAATCAGAGCTGCTCTTGATCTAAGAGTAGCGCAACTCAAGGATGATCACGCCAACGGTCGAATAACAACAAAACTCTAATCGAAGCCGGTCCACGCGGGCACAAATGTCCGCGTGGACCGGAAATTTCAACTAGAATGCCGCCTATGAGCATACGATCACGACTGTCCGAAATTTTTGGCACTGCCACGTCTGCATCGTGGAGCGAATCTCTCAGCCCCACACCGGAGGCTGCTACGCTAGCCCCTCCTCCTCTACCGAAAGCACCGTCGTCGCCGGTCGCATACCAGGGCTATCGCAAGCAGATCGCGGCATCTTCTGCCGCATTAAGAGACTCGGATCGTGGTATCTCAACCTTGGATCGACTGGTTTCAGCAAGGAATTTGTCAAATACAAAGCAGATCGTAAGACAGCTGTACCACACAAGTCCAGAGCTGTCCTCTGCCATTACTACGATGTTGCGGGTGGGCATCCCCGAGCGCTACACTTTAGTAGCGAGAAACTTAGATGGGCAGATTGATACTGCAGCTACTGGTGTGGCGCATGAATTGCTACGCAGACTCACATTTCTAGGTGCGGCGGATGGTACATTCGGTGCACAGCAGTCATTGCAGTCATTGAGTGAGCAACTAGCGCTAGAATTGCTTATTGAGGGCGCAGCCTGCTTAGAGATTGCTTTGGATAAAGCTCGTATCCCAGCGTCTTTAAATCCAATAGCCTGTTCACAGCTTCGTTTCTATGAGGAGGATAACTCCTTTCGCATAGTGCAGGTGATAGGCGGACAAGAGATAGACCTAGATTTACCCACTGTTATTTACACCAGTCTCGATCAGGATTTGCTATCGGCATACAGCTCTTCATACTTAGAGGCAGCGATTCCGCCAGTTTTGTCTGATTTGGATTTCAGTAATGACACGCGCAGGGCACTCAAGAGAGCTGTACTGCCCAGGCTTACAGCCACTATTGACGGTGAAAAGCTTAAAAAGTTGACCCCTCCCGAGATACTGGCTGATGCCGAAAAGTTCAATACTTACAAAGCCGCTCTCATAGCAGAAGTTGAGAATGTACTGAATGGCCTGTCACCAGAGGATGCTCTTGTCAGCTTCGACAGTGTGGCCTATTCTTTCATCGACGGAGGAAAAGATCCTGCAGGCATCATCGAACGTATTCAGGGAGTGCTGAATGCTAAACTCGCCAGCGGTGCTAAAACTCTCCCAGTGGTGCTCGGACATGGAGGTACATCAAATTCCTCAAGCACAGAGGCTGTACTCTATTTAAAACAAGCGAGCATCATTCGAGTAAAGTTAAATGAACTCTACTCCAGAGCACTGACTATTGCTATAAGAATTCTCGGCAATGACTGCTACTGCGAATTTACTTACGCTCCCATAGACTTGAGGCCGGAGGCTGAGTTAGAGGCGTTCCGCTCCATGGAGCAGAGCCGGGTACTAGAGCTACTGTCACTGGGCATGATCACCGATGAAGAAGCCTGTGTCCGCCTAACAGGAAACTTGCCACCGGCTGGCTATAAGCCGCTCACTGGCACCATGTTTAAGACTGCCACCTCCTCCACCAACAGCAACCCCACCTCAAACACTAGCGCTATCGACCAATCGCTAACACCGAAGACGCCGAAGGAGCCCAAAGGCCCTCCGGCGAAGGCAGAAGCAGAGACAGCCGCTCTCCTTGCCGCCGCCCAGCAGCAGACTGCACGTGCCATGGACTCCACAGACAAAGCTGTAAGCCTGATGCAAGACATTACCTACGCGATGGGGCAACAGGCGCAGAAACCTGTACAGGTGTCAGTAGAGTCGCAGCCCATTACGTTGAATCTGCAGATGGAGCAAGAGAAAAAGCCTGCGAATAAGACAGTTAAGGTAGTAAGAGACGAAGACGGGAGAGTAGTTTCAATGGAAGTGGTGTAAATAGATGAATTCTGACACACTGTTACGGATTTTAAAACTCGGCACGGCAGGCAGCTACAAAGTCGCACTGTTCCTGTCATTAAATCAAGATCGCTATTCCACTGCAGGAGAAGCGAAGGGTGTAAATTACACTCCTGGCGGAAAGTCGCTACCATCTCCAACTTACAGCCAATCCGACACCAGCGCCAGCATGACGTTCGATGGAGACATCACTTGGCAGAATGCCACAATAGCCGCTCGCTATGCAATGATTTACAACGCAGAGACACTGTACGCTCTGAAAGTCATAGACTTCAAAACTGTAGTCTCTAGCACGAATGATACCTTCAAACTATCTATGCCAGAGACGCCGCTGATCGTCTGGGAGACTGCATAAATGACAACTTGGATCGTTACAAACCGCGTCACAGGTGAAGTAGTACATGCTTACACCGCTGACGAGCCGTATCCGTGGGAGGGCATGGGATTCGATATTTGCAACCATACTGCAGAAGTCCAAGCACCGTCACAACCCGCAGATAGAGAATTGACAAAGCGAGCATGGCGGTTACTGTTCACATCTAATGAGCAAAAATTTATCGACAAGTTTAATGCCACGTTTGAAAGTAACACACAGCTCACAGAAGATCAGCGCGATGCGGTGCGCAGTGGGCTAGAGGATTACAGAGCAGCAACGGTAGTCAATAAGGACGATCCGGCCACGGCAGCGGTGCTAGGGCTGTATGTCGCGCTTGGGCTATTGGCATCAACCCGGCCTGCTGAGCTTCTCGCCTAATGTCTACCGTCTACAGCCTCGTTTGCTTCGCTGGTCGCACGGGTAAAACCGTCACGATCAGTAATGCATCGCCCGCTGTTGTCACGTTGACGAATCATGGGCTTCGTGACGGTACTGGTGTTGCGTTTTCAACGACTGGATCATTGCCAACGGGTGTTACGGCGGGGACGACGTATTACGCGAAGTCCACGGCCAGCAATACATTAAACCTGTACGACACGGCAGAGCATGCCATAGCGGGCGGAGCGACAGGGCGCGTCAACACATCATCCGCCGGATCAGGTACGCACACGGTAAAAGGCGCGTATTTTCTTGGCCTGACTTCTGGTGAATTGTCGCGGTATGGCTCGTCTGGCAGTGAGCGGATTTACGACGGGCTGGTGGCATGGAATACTGCCAGGTCTGGGGCGTCTGCGCTGGATGAGGAAATATGTGAGATTGGCGAGGCATTTACGGAGCTTGTCTCTGTTTACCTAAACTTGACCGTGCCTTCTGCTGTGCGCGAAGTGACAACAAAAGTAAATGGTGTCAGGTCGGCGGCCTACCACGGCGGCATCGTTGGCGCAGGCTACATTTTTGATTGCACATACGGATCGTATGGGCAACTTGGGTTGACCAAGCCCTTCACGAAGCTCGACGGGTTTACAACAAAAACAACGTCTGTAAACGCCAACCCTGGGCTAAACATCAACGCTGTGAATTGCTCCGCGCTGGGCATGATCGTGCACAAGGACGCAACTGCCACATCGGGCGCGGGCATAACGATGACAGCCGCATCGGGGTCGGTAGTGAAAAACTGTCTGATTATTGGGCAGTACAACGGGATTGAAATCAACGATTATGTTTTTGCGGAAACAGTAGCAAACAACACGGTCGTGAAGAGCGTCAACTACGGGATAACGAGGGTTTCGGCTGGGTCTTGGTCAATCAACGGCTACATGTATAACAACATCTCGGTGGGCAACGGGACAAACTGGCAAGGGGCCACAGCGCCGACTCTGTTGGGCGGGTCTAATAACGCAGGGGCAACAGGGAATGTAGTTTGGGGATCGTCGCCAGTAACGATAGCGACGACTGATTTCTTAGATTACACAAACAACGATTTCCGCCCTGCAAATTCGTCAAGCCCGCAGGTTGAGACTGGGGTTTTGTATTATGGCGCATTGGCATACGACATTGCCGACGACGTGCGCCCGAATTACATGGACGGCGGTGCAGAGGCCTATGACGTTGGCGCTTATGAGTTCGACCACGGGTATGGTCTAGCGCCAGCCAGCACTACAGTAACATTTGTCGGAGTGAATGCGGGCTCTGAAATTCGTGTTTATGACAATGCAGCTACCGAATTGGCAGGCGTTGAGACGTGCGACGCTGATCACGAGTTGACATGGACCATCCCTACTGGAGACGTGCGGATCGTTATTGTCAACACAGCGTACAAGATCAAAGAGTTCGACTACACGCCAATAGCCGGCACGCAATCGTTACCTGTACAACAAGAGCTGGACCACTGGTACAGCAATCCAGCATAAGGAGTGAGAGATGGCCAAGTTAACAGACCCGGATGATCTGACATATTCTGTCAACAGCGCAACAAACATGCTGCGCATCGACACCACTGCAAAGACTATCCAGCTAGTCGCAGGTGGTGCGCTTGTAGCAGTTGATGGTGTAACTGGACAGTGCTTGTTCAGCAAGCTTAAAGACATCATCAAGGCGTCCTCCGTCTTAATTTCTGTACCGCTGCCCGTGCGAGAGATGATTCACGACGAGTCGATGGAACTGATTAACGGATGGACCTTTGCCGACTCAACCACGATTAAGATGGTGAGGGATTGTGGCGTGGCCTACGTCAATGCGTCCGGCGCAATCACAGCTATGTACGCCTGTATCGTGACGCTCGGAGCGGTCATCTCAGGCGCTCCGTACTACGTGCAGTCGAGCAGCACAACAGCGAGCGCCGGGAGCTTCACGCATGTGAACCTCAGCACAACGTTCGGCGTCAACGAGCTGGTCCAGATTTACTCTGACACCAACGGCGACGGTACACCGGACTATGACTACCGCAGCTACTTCAAGGTGTTCTTGCGCGAGCAGGGCAAGACCTACGACGAGAGCAGCAATGCAGACATTGGCTATTCAAGCCTGACCTACAAGAAGTACAACTTTCCGATCACGCACGCAGTTGATGCTGGCGTCACAGCAGACGACACAACTGTTGATGCCTACACCGGGCTCTCGATCCAGTGGTACGCAGCGGCGCAGTCTGCGTCCCTGGGGGCCAACGGCCCGTACAACTTCCACGTGCTGATCAACGGCAACAACAAGACCCACAATGAGATTTACTCGTGGGTGCAACGGCAGCTGCGCAAGACGAGCGACATCGACGCGGACGGGACCAACGCCAAGAACGGCAACGTCACCGCTGCCCTGGTGCGTATGGACGGCACCACGCTCAAGACGATCTACCAGACCGCTGGTGGGGTCCACATCACCTCGCCCAACGCAACCAGCCTGAACAACATTAGCGAGCAGGACGATACCCAGGCGTACAGGACATACCCGCTGTCTGTCACTGTCGAGTGCGAATTCGACAGCTATCTGACTGGCGATGCAGACAGCTACTTTTGGGTGTTCGCAACGGCAGACTACGGCACACCTGGCGCTACCCCACTGCTTGACTCAAGCTCTGCACAAATGAAAGGTGCGGCTACCAGTAATACATCGTTTGCCTACACATACTCGACGGACGTTCCTTTGACTGGTGTAGCACTCGGCAAAGCGGAAGCCAAGATCGCAACAGTGACAACGACGCTCACTACCACGGGAGCCAAGTTAGTCTTTACGCCAGGGCTTGAGCGGTGGTACGCTACATAAGGACTGACCCGTGGCAGTCTACACATTTAACGGTACGACCAAGCGAGTGACCCTACCCAGTGGTATGGTTACGCTCGACTTGATTGACCTCCACAGCCGCTGGAAAGAGTGGGTTCTCGCAGGCAATGCTGAGTGCTTGCTGGCATTCAGCACGGTGGGCGGAGAAATCACAGAGATACCGCTGTATCTGTTCATGCAGAACGGCTGGTTGATCGTGCCGCAGTCAGCAGATCATGTACTTAACGTCACCAACGGCATTCTCGTTGGTCAGGGCGCCGCTGATCCTTTCACGGACCCTGCCGGTAGCTACAAGATTCGCATCAACAGGCAGGTGCCTGGTATTGCGATTGGGTATAGCACGAGCGGTAGTAATGCGCCAAGTGCAGCCGATGTTGCAGCTGCAGTTCTCTTGTCGTTACAGGGCACTGCCATCCCCGTAGACCTTACAAAAGTGCGCGGTCAATCGCTCGTTGGCGTTGGCACAGAGCTTAATCCTTGGGGTCCAGCATGAGTGCTTGGGGCAAAGCCTGGGGACTAGCCTTTGGCGCGGCCTGGGGCCTAGTCGTTGCGGTAGAGGTGCCGACAGTCTTCACAGACTTCCCTCAACCCTACGGCACCGCACGGCAAGCGTCAGTCTCGCACAGGGCGACTGCCCACGTAACCGCCACCTCAGAGACAATCCGAGTCCTCCTCTCAGACCCCAAAGTTTTTGCAAAAACTCATCTGGTTGCCGCGACCGATACCGTCAACGTGAGCGGATCGGATATTGTTGCAAGGGTCGGATTCAGAACGGTGCTTGTGCCGGTGTCAGCGAAGTCCAAAACAGGTACAATCCTGGCTTCGGGCCGCCACGATCTGTCTGATGAAGAGCTTATCACCATGTTTCTTGAACTCCTTGATTGAAGGCCCACAAATGAATACACAACTCTGGCTAGGCTCACAAGAGTCTTTTGATGCTTACACTGCTGCTGATGCCCGTAAGCTTGCAGACCCTAAATTCTCTGCTGCGTCCGACTACTCTTCGGAGGTTATGGCACAGATATACTCTGTGCAGCAGAATGTTGGAGTAATCTCTATCAAAGGTGCTCTTGTAGAGGGCTCCGCTGGTTACGGAGTTTTTTTCGGTCAGACAGGTTATGACGACATTCGTGCAGCTCTTGTCGCTGCTGTTAGCAATCCAGAAGTTAAATCCATTCTCCTGGATGTCAGCTCTGGCGGCGGTAAAGTCTCTGGTGTAGACGATACAGCGCAACTCATCTCCCGCGTTAATGCAGTGAAGCCGGTTGTTACCTATACTGGTAGCACGATGGGCAGCGCAGCCCTGTGGCTGGGGGCGTCAGCCAGCTATGCTGTAGCAGGCAAGACGGCTATTGTAGGCAGTCTTGGTGTTATTATGGTGCATATGGACCACAGCCGCCGCTTAGAAGCCAATGGGGTCAAACCTACCGTTATTCGTGCTGGCTCGGAGAAGGCGCTGGCCTCCCCCTACGAACCGCTGTCTGAGAAGGCCCAGGCAGGTTTGCAGTCACAAGCCGATATTCTGTATGGTGTGTTTCTGAACCATGTAGCCAGTTCCCGTGGTGTATCTGCAACGAATGGCGATAAGAAATTCGGCCAGGGTCGCACGTTCATCGGGCAACAAGCTGTTGACGTTGGGCTCGTTGACAAGCTCGGCACTTACGAAGATGCTTTTGCAAAAGCGCAAGCGATGCGTCCGTCCAAAAAGAAGGGCGGAATGCAGGCAGATGCGCTTTTATGTCCGCCTTCTGCTACAGCTTTAAGCGATAATCCCGAGCATATTGAAGGAACTACTATGCCACAACCCCTGACAGATGAAGCACTTGCCGCCATGGCTGCGGGTGTAGAAATTGAAGCTCAGACCTCAGACGAAAATCCACCTGCGGTTGAGCCTGCAGTCGATCACGCCGCCGTGCTTGCTGCACTCACAGCTACCCATGAGACAGCGCTTGCTGCACTCACGGCCCAGCATGAGACTGCCTTGGCTGCCGCTAATGCGCGACAAGAAAAGTTTGTCGAAATCGCACGCAACTCTGTCAAGACGATGGGCATCCATTTCGGCGTCAAAGCCGATGCGGTTGCAGCAATGGACGCAGATCAAGTTCTCGCAGAACACACTCGGCTTGCCGACTTGTTCAAAGCTAAGTTCAAGGTGGGAGGTGTTGCGGCCACCACCCCTGAAGTGGTGACGAAGGCGAAAGTCTCTGCACCGCCTATGTTCGCCGCGCTTCTCAAATCATCCACCGCCAAATAAGGAGTACCCTCATGGCTGCTAATCATTTTATTGTTCCCACTGGCGCAACGCCTGCGGTTACTGTCGCTCGTTTGGGCGCTGGTAACACGGCGAATGACCGCTACAGTGATGTTGAATCTGGCAAACTCGTCAAGCTCGTTGCTGAATCGCGTTTCGATCTGTGCGCTGCTGGGGACCCTATCGAAGGCGTAGTAGTTGCTGTTGAGACTGCAACCTCTGGCGGCTACTCTATCGGTGGTGTTGCTCGCGGCGAACCTGGTTGCACCAAGATTTTTGCCACGGCTGACGGCCTGCAAGCCACCCCAGGTGTCGGGGCGATTGCAGTTGGTGACTATGTTGTTGCAGGCACTGCGACAGCCAAAGGTACGGCATTGACTGCTTACCCTAAAGTTTGTAAAGCTACTGCGCAAACGCTGGCTTTCTACATGTGGCGCGTCGTATCCCTGGGCCAAACAGGTACTGGTGCTGTCGGTACCACCATCGTAATTGAAAAAGTTTAAGGAGAAACCGACATGTCATTTTTTATCGACAATGCGGGCAATGCCCAACACGTGGAAATCGGACCTGAAATCCACAAAGCTGCGCTCGACGCTGGTGTCTCTGTACCCACCCTCATCAATCGGCAATATGCTGAAGCTGACACCAAACACGGCTCTGCTTTTAAGCAAATCTGTGCATCTGTTGGGCTGTGCTTGCCTGGTGCCAATGATTTTGGTATCCGTCCTGCAACTATGGCCGATATTCTGGATGGTAAGGCTGGTTTTCAAGCGGCTGGGACTACCAATGTGAGCGACAAAGGCTCGCCGTTCGGTAGCGCTGCTCGTTCACTGGCCCCTGTAGCTATCATCGAGATGGTGGAAGATATTGTGTCCAAGGATCGCGTGACTGATGCAGTGACGTTCGACCAATTGGTGGCTCAAGAAATCTCCATCGTTGGTGACAATTTTATCCAGCCTGTGATTAGCTACCAGACCACTGGCGGACCCGAGCAAGCTCTGGCGCAACGTGTTACAGAGTTCTCTGAACCTGGAACCATGCTTCGTTTGAGCACTGCAGAGCGCATCCGTTCGCTCCCGGCATTCAGTATGGGGATCGAGTTCTCTGACAAGGCTTATCGC